AGTCCAGTCATCACCGTGAGTATCCCCCGAAAATACTACCCGTTCAACCTGAAAAATGCCGGAGGCTGTCTGCGACTCTAGTTTTACGGGGCGTCCGGGGCGTATCCGCACGTTCAATAGGCTCTGCACAACTAATCCATCTTCGGTCCACTCGGGGGTACCTATAAGGCCAGTAGATTGATTTAGTAATGGTGCTGCGCTCGTGTTTCTCCCCTTCTTTCCCTTATCTACAAACTCGGCTGCACCATCCTGCACTGACCATGAAAACCCCCATTGCCTAGCCAGGGTATCAAGACTGCGCCGGGCACTACCGGCAAAAGTCAGCGGAGCGGATAGCGACCGACGCAGTGCGGTGCTTTCATTGACGCCTAGCGCCACGGTTCCCATAGAGTTTACAAGTGCGTTGACAACGCTGGTGCGGCTTTCACCTTCCACGAATGTACGCGACAGTCTGCCTGTGGATAGCGGCACGATACCGTCACCGCCGTCTATGTTTGTCACCCACATAGGGCGTTCTCGACGTACGCTGCTCTTGATTACTTGCCCGTCGAATATCACGCTAACGTTGTCACCATAGCCAGCCGCCAGTTGTACTGCCACGCTTTTAGCATTTAGCAGATCCCGTGATTGCTTCGCCATGTTGTAAACCGTAATGCTGGCTTCGTTGGCGCTTGACTTCATGCTCTTAGTAATGGCGAACGTGATGCGCAAGTCATCTATGCGCACTCCAGTGCCTCCGTACTGGCCGATTACTATTGAGGCCCGGCGGTTGAATAGTTCATTGGGCATAACTAGATCCGCTCAAGGGTCAGAAATTGAAATGATAGGTCGCCTAGCGTGAATACGTTGTAGTCGTACGGCACGTCAACCGCACCATCCACGCTAACGGCAAGAAATACGCCGTCTGTGGGGGATGCCTGTGGGATTTTTGCCATGATAGGGGTATCTGCTACAATCTTACGCCCGGCAATGCGCACAGTACCGTCAGCGTCCGACAAGGTAAGGGCATAGAAACCCCCACGAGTGTTGTATTGGAATTGGAGGTTATACACGATTCCGGCAAAGGTCGCAGTCACTTCAAGAAACGGTGTGCCGTCTGGCAGTTCCAACTCGAAATATACTTCCTGAGTTGCCATTATAGCCGCCCTTCTGCAAGGTCTTCAGCGAGGAACTTTGCATCAAGATTCTCAATCTGAATCATTGTTTTTGTTTTTCTGTATTCGGCTGTGCGTTCAGCAGTTCTGGCTGTATCCTCTATGTTCTTTTGTATAGCCTTGCCAGCGTTTATCTTCTGCTCACGTGATACCACGTACAAGTTTGCTCTAACTGTGGCAATTGACAAATCACCAACAGGGGGCACCTTGATAGGCGCTGGTGAATCCTTGATCCGCACATCCTGCGCCGACACCAGGCGGGCTTCCCGCAACTGCACCACCAACCACAACCCGCCCCGCTTGCTCTTATTCTTGTCATGGGTCACAGTTTCGACAAGCATTGTCTCGTAAATGGCGGCGTCAGTGAATACTTCAACGATAACCTTAGCCTTCTGCAACTCGACAATCTTATCGTGCGCTTGCTGGCTGCGTGTCAGGCCAGAACTTACAACCGGGTATGATGTCTCCTTGCGGATCGGGGTGTCGCTAATGAACCCCTCAAGCATAAGGTTCACCGAGTCTATCTTGACGTGGTCGGATATGCTGGCCCCATCTTCAATAGGCCACTGAGTGGCAGACGCCGGACGCTTGACTGACTCCCTAACTGTCAGATCCGACTGATAGAAGGTCAACGTATCGTCACCGGGCAGCGTGTATGAAAACCATACGGCCATTATTTCTTTACCCCCACTAACCCTGCCTGAACCTGCGACAACCTCTCATCAAACATGGCATTTAGTTCCTTCTTTACGTCTGGGCCGATTCCGGCGATGTCTTCCGGGCTTGCACCGGTGGCGTCTATCTCTATGGCCACATTGGTGCGGTTATCTATGTTCGTGCCGCCCGTGCTAGTGGGTACGGGGGCACCTCCCAGCGTAGGATCATGCTCAGTCCCTAGAAACCCCTGGGCGTTTGCCGAGCTTATTCGGCCCTTATTCCTGTTTACTTTCGGGATCAGATCTTCAAATAGTGGGGCAAGTATAGGGCTTATTGCTGAAGCCGTAATCTCTAGTTCAGAAAACGATTCGATAGTCTCAAGCATTGCATCCTGCACAAGTTCAAGATTCAGCAGAATCAAAGCAAAGGCTACCGCTATGGCCAGCGTTACTAGAAGTACGGGGTTCATTGCTAGTGCCATAGCGCCGAATCCACCGGCTGCATTTGCCGCTGTGAACACCGCTGTGACAGCAGTAGCAACCCCCTGAAGCCAAAACGCCAACTTTAGAGCCACGAGGATTTTGACTATCCCAACGAACTTATCGACCACCTTGTTGATTCCGCCCTGCTTCGCAACCCAGTGCTCTATCCTGCCTGCTATCTTGTTCACCATGGGTAACAGTTTGTCGCCTAACTTCACGAGGAACACGGCAGCCTTCGCCTTCATTTTATCGAACGTAGCGCCTGCTCTCTTCTCCATCTTCTGGAATGCCGTCTCAGTTTGCCCGCTGGCATTTTCCATGTTGCCCAATGTCTCATTGAATGTATCAGCCTGCTCACCGGTCAGGGCCAACACTGACCCTAGCCCCTCAACAGAACCAAAGAGCTTCGCCATTGCATCATCTTCACCCTTAGTGCGCTTCTTCAAGTCCTTGAGGAACCCAGCGAGCCCCTTTGACCTTAGTCCCGCCTTCGTGAAGTCAATGCCTAGGCGCTTAGCTTCTTCGGCAGCTTCCTTTGTGGGCTTTGCTACCGCCGCAAACACCTGCTTGAGGGATGATACAGCTTCGCTGGTCTTGAGCCCCCCCAGTGTAAGGGTTGCGGTAGCGGCAAGTAGTTCGTCAATGGATGCCCCGGCGTCCGCAGCGAAGGGAGTTACCTTACCTATTGACTTCGACAGTTCACCAATGGTGGTCTTACCCGCCTTCATGGCGACAAACATCTTGTCTGATACGTTGGTTACCTGATCGGCACTGAGTCCGTACCCGTTGAGTAGTGTGGTCAACCCGTCCACAGCGGTATCAACCTGAGTAACACCACCACGGGCCAACTTCATGGCCCCTTCCATCACAATGGCAGCCTGTGCGGAATCCCCGAAACCGGCAGACACGGTCTGATAAAATGCCTTTGCTGTGTCAGTCGGGAGTCGCCCGAACTCGGCAGACATGGCAAGGATTTCTTCGTTGAGCGTCCCCATTTCGTGCGCAGACGCATCTAGCAGAGTAGACACCTCGCCCATGGCCGTATCAAAGTCAGCAGCACCCTTGACGGCTAATCCAAACATCGCCACAAGTGCAGCCCCGGCTATGTTTGCTGCCATCTTCACCTTCTGTATCCCGGCGTCTAGCGACTTCAATTGCTTGTCGTCTACTTCGACCCCCCAGCGGGTGATTAGCTCTCTGACAGTTGTGGCCATTTATGTTCCCTTGTTTATCAGCCGGTCCTGCTCTACTTGAATATCTAGCGCCATGTTCGCACGCATCAGATCCCCGAGTGACCAGTAACATTCGATCTCATGCAGCGTTGCCACTTTAGCCAGTACAGGTCGCCATACTGTCCATTGGCCTTCCATTATTTCTCCGCATGGGATGCCGAGGAAGGCTCTGAAGTTGACCCTTTGGACTTTTGATCCGCCAGCACCGCCTTCAGTTTGCTTGCGATGCTGGAGAATGTAAAAACTTCCTGAAAGTTCACCTCGAAAACCCACCCCGCTACTTGATAGAGGGTCTTGTATTTTCCTGCGAAGTGGTCATCAAACCCTTCCTTGAGGGACTCCCATTCACCGTCGCCAATAGATATCTCAGTGCTCTGCAATAGATCCTTCGCAAGACCTGCCATCTGGCCCGGTTCGATTTTCTCAAACAGGGCACCTATTGCCGCACCGATTGAACCTAGTTGAACGTCACCGATGGCACTACCGCCTTCACTGATAGCAGCAGTGCCGCTCTGGATAGCATGTGCCAGTAATCGAGTGCATATAGTGAAGACGTTCAGGCCTTTGGTGGCGGGTAGCATCGTGGTTCTCCACTTGATGCCCCCGATCTCTTTCTCTGACTGTTTACGCATGGCTCCGCTCCCATACTAGTGTCTCCCGCTTCCTAAAAGAGGTCGCTGAAGAAGTTGGCTATATTGCTGATAACCGAAAGAACCACGTTGCTCTGCGGCGTCAAGTCGTACTCTACAGATGCAAGGTCAAGCATCCATGTGCGGGTGCCGACTTCGTTGGTGTAGGCAATTTCGCCCACGTCAGAAATCCATGCCTCGCTACTGAATGATTCTTCCCCGGACAACTTATTCACGAGTTTGAACGTGGCCACCCCAGTGGCGCTGGCTTCGTCCTGACGGCGCACAGCATCAAGGATGGCGTTGGAGTCAGAAAACTGTTGGAATTCAATCTCCACCTGCCCGCTCTTGTCGTCATTACGAGCCCGTGCAATTTCCCGCCCGTCTGCGCTGGATACCTTCGTAAATAGGGCCTCGCTTCTCCGCACGGTAACTGTGTTCCATCCTTGAAGGTCAATGCCGCCAAAGAGGATACCCACTTCTTTCGGGCTAAACGTTTTTACTGCCATGATAATCCTCCTCTTAGACCTGAATAACGCCAGTGATTGATACGCCGTGAATGGCCCCGGCTCCGGTAGCCACAAATGAAACATCAGGAAGGTTGCGCAGAGCCTTGTTGGCGTCGCTCACGTCCTTTACTTTGGGTGCACTGATCGTGTAGTCGTCGGTGATTGCCCCACGCCTAACGGCTTCCTTGAGACTGTCTTCCATGGCTCCGGTAACAATCCCCACCCCGGCATCAGTGAACGGAATCTTGTCAAGAGCAACCATCTTAGTGAAGATGCGCCCGCCCATGTCAGACTCCAGCCAATCGCTGAAGCGGATCAGGTCGATATATGAATTTGCCAGGGCAGTACGTCCGTTACGGGTAACGGCGGTGCCCAGAATGGTGTTGTAGAAGTTGGCACCCTTGTTATCGATAATGGTGCGCTCACCGCTGGTCAACCCGTCATCTGCGGAAATACCCACAAGCGGCATCATGGCCCATGTTGCAGAGCCGGGATCGGTTGGAAGCACTCGCCCGAACCATGCAGCATCCGGCCAACCGGCAGCGGTGGTGGTGGCTGCGGCCCCTGAATGGTACAGGATGGAAGTGCGGTCGTAACTGTTCGCCCGTGCCAGTGCTGCTAGGCTGGTAGCCTCGACTGCGCTGTCTTTGATGTTGGTGTCGTCGTTGGCATTCAGGAGGAACTTCTTATTGCTCTGCACCCACTGCGCAGCTTCCCACGCATCCCCGGCATTGGCGTCTGTCCGGTCAGTGACCAGAAGGCCCCACCATGCATTAGACTGGGCAACCACAAGAGCTAGACCGCTCGTCATTGTTTCCGCTGCACCGCTGTCATAGTAGCCGATTGCGATAGTTGCGGGCCGTGGGTTCTGTGCAAACAATTCCTGCGCTGCCCTGTAGATTGCTTTGGTAACGTCGAATGTGGCTGCAACAACCTCTGCAAGGCTATTGTATTCCACGTAGCGGGTAGACCATGCGGCAGGATAGCCTTCGTTGAATGACTCGGCCAAATCGCCCATAATCAGAGGCACGCCAAACCCGGCTTGCGGTACAACAACGGTTTCCCGAGTGATTGAAATGCTAACAACTTCGCCAATTGTTCCGGCCATGGTGAGCCTCCTAGATGTCTACAGTGAAGTTCTCGTTGACGGTGACTACACCGCCAGCGTTCTGCACTGTCATTTCGATTTCAACATGCTCAATCCAACTGAGCGTTTCGGTTTGCGAATCTGGTATGTCAAAGAATGCATCGAAGGCCCACCGTTGACGCCAGTTGCCGTCGCTGTTGTCTGGCACACTAATCAACTCAGAGGATCGCAAGTGCCCCATGTCTGCGGCAGCGAACGTCTGTAGTACATCACTGCGCTGCAACGCCCTGCGGCACGCAATGCCCAACTCACGGCCACCTTGCCCGACAAACTGACAACCAACAGCGGCTTCGTATCGGTCGTAGATGACACGGCTTCCCACTTCGTTGGGTGCTACGCCCGTGACGGTAACCTTGGGGTCAGTCTCACTGGTGCCAACTTCGGTCAATGACGTAGTACGCAAGATGACGTGAGGATCGTCCGGTTCCGGCCCGGTTACCCGGCTGGTTCCGGTGCCTGAATCTTGCCCGAACACGACCTCTTTGCTAGCATCGTTCACGGCAGCCACGAGCCACGCATAGGCGGCTGCTTCGTAGGTAGTCAGGCTCACTGTGTCACCCTTATACCTAGGTACTCGTGATGCGCTTCTGCCAGCGTCGTGAACTCGAAATCGTCATTGCCCTGCACTTCCCAGAGCGTGCCCAGGTATTGAATCCTGTCAGCATTGCGCCCGCTGTTGCCCGACTCCATCAACTGCAAATCTTCGTCGGTGATTATCAAAATCCCGCCCTGCCAGCGGTGGCCAGCGTCGAGCGTGATAAACTTGTTGCGGGCGGTCTGCTCACTGATGGACTCAATATAACCCGTGAAAGTGATGGTGCTGGACGCACCCTCCACCCACCGCCCGCCTACACGTGCCCCCGCAGCAAAGCGAGTGGCCGTGATGGTCTTGTATATTTCGGGAGGCTGAAACATTAGTTTTCCCCCGACTCTGCTACCTTGCTGCCACGGATGAAGACACGGGTGCCGCCTGAGTTGGCCAGTGCGCCGGTATCGAATAGTGGTTGATCGCCACCATGCTTGCGGTTAGCCTTCGTACTGTCGGCAAGCGGCTCCCATGAAGGATCTCCCCTCGTCAACTTCTGGCGGATATCCCCGAGTACTTTCTCAAGAAAGGCGCTCATAGCATCCTTGAACGATACCCCGTCAAGCACCTGCGTGCCCACCTTCTTCATGGCGTCACGGTACTCACTCTTATTCTCATCTACCGTTGTGCGCATAAATGAGCGTTCAGGAATGGCGGTGCCTTTAGTCGGGTCTTGATTGATGGTGCCATACTCGTGGATACTGGCAATGTAGGGGATAGTTGCGGTGCCGTCTGCGTGCTTCTTTGCGCCCCAGTATCCAGCATCACCCCAACCCTTATCAGCCAACTTCAAATCCCTCAGAATCTTGTTGGCTCCCTTGTCACGGACAATGGTATCGTTGCGCTTAGCCATCGAGCATCTCCGTGGAAAAGAACGGCTCAGGCCGATCCTCGTCTTCCTCTTCCTGCTCGATAGTTGTCTTGCTGATACCGCCCGCATAGGGGGTTGCGTCAAGGGCCATGCGTCGGCGTAGGTCGTCGTATACCTTGCGGAACTGTGCGGCCCGCTGTGAGTACCAGACTTGTACCTTGCCGACTTTCTGATCTATCAGGGATGCATAGTTATTGGCGAGACGAAGTGCTGCTTCAGCCGCTACCGTTAGAACGTCATCCCCGTAGGTGGAGCGGAGATATGCAATCTCCGCATCAGTCACCAGTTCATTTGCCGGATCGGTATCCCCGATCTCGAATCGTACAGCATCGGCAAAGCTGGCGGCTGGATCTCCACCGTAGGGCATGTGTCCTCCGGGCCATGCGGCCTTCTCCTACTACGCAATCACGGAAGCTGCGAAGAGTCCGAGGTCAGCGGAAACGACTTTCGGAGCCATGAAAATGGACCCGTCAACTCGCATCCACGTGTTGGTATTGGGCACGGGCTCGGTGATGATTCGGGTAGCTTCCGAGGAAACAACTTCGTCTTCATCACTCCACGTAAAGTGGTAGCCTGCACTCGGCTCCATCTTGCCAGGATTCGGGGCGCTGTAGCAAAGCAGGGCACCCTTCGTGCCGCAAACGAATGCGTTGCTAGGGGTACCATCAATCTGGCTAGTATTGTAGACGGCTTTGGCCACGAACAACTGACGCAAGTCCATCATCGCAGCAACCATACCCATTGTGACCTTGCCACCGGAAGCAGCGAAGCCGGGGTTGTTGTACTGAAGACGCCCGATGATCTGCGGGTGTTCCTTCAGTTTCTTCCACACGTCCGGGGTAACCACGAGGGTGTCAGGCTCGTAGCCC